AAAAAAGAAAAATTATATTATTTTTTAAAAATATCAAAATAATAATGAATGCTTAAATTTTGAAAAAAATAACAGATATGTGTGAAGTAAGTCCTAGCTAAAGTATAGGGGGGGTCCCCCCCTCCCACTAGGCGCTCGCGAGCTTCACGCCGTCACTGTACATTTTTTCTCGCGCCAAATCATCATAAAGAAAGGAGAACGGTTTGGAATTAAGAGGTATTGATTATCTTAGGAGAAAGTTGAATCTCTATCAGAGTAGAGTTAATCTGAGATACAAGCATTATTCAATGCAACACTACGAAGCGCCGACAGGCATTACAATTCCTGTTCATATCCGAGCTAAGTATAAAGCGGTTCTTGGTTGGGCTGCAAAGGGAGTTGATAGTCTTGCAGATCGTTTGATTTTCAGGGAATTTGCTAATGATGATTTTAATGTTATGGAAATCTTCAATCGGAACAACCCTGATATTTTCTTTGATAGTGCGATTTTATCTGCTTTGATTGGTTCGTGTAGTTTCGTCTATATTTCCAAGGGTGAAGATGATGAAGTTAGGCTACAAGTGATTGAATCGAGTAATGCGACGGGTGTAATTGATCCAATCACTGGGCTACTTGTGGAAGGTTATGCGGTGTTAGCTCGTGATGATTACAATCGACCAACGCTTGAAGCCTACTTCGAACCAAATGCTACTCATTTTATTCCGAAAGATGGGAATCCTTACTCGATTACGAATGAAACGGGTATCCCTTTGCTGGTTCCGGTCATTCATCGTCCTGATGCGGTTCGTCCGTTTGGTAGGTCTAGAATCACTAGGGCTGGGATGTATTATCAGAAATATGCCAAGCGCACTTTGGAGCGGGCAGACATTACTGCTGAATTTTACTCTTGGCCACAGAAATACATCATCGGACTTGATCCTGATGCAGAACCGATGGAGAAGTGGAAGGCAACTGTATCAAGTATGTTGACGATTTCTGCTAGCGATGATGGTGAGAAGCCGAGTATTGGCCAATTTACTACAGCAAGCATGTCACCTTTTACTGAACAGCTAAGAACGGCCGCTGCTGGATTTGCTGGAGAAATGGGCTTGACCTTGGATGATCTTGGTTTCGTTTCGGACAATCCATCATCTGTGGAGGCTATAAAGGCTAGTCACGAGAATTTGCGTTTGGCTGGTCGTAAGGCCCAGAGGTCACTGGGAGCTGGTTTACTCAATGTGGCTTATGTTGCAGCTTGTTTGCGTGATGAGTTTCGTTATGCCAGAAGCCAATTTGTCAGAACTACAGTTAAATGGGAACCATTATTTGAAGCAGATGCTAATATGATGACCATGATTGGCGATGGTGCCCTGAAATTGAATCAGGCATTGCCTGGTTATATAAATGCGGAGACGATTCGTGACCTTACTGGTATCGCTGGAGATATGTCTGCTAGGCCAGTGATAAGCGAGGGTGGCTCAAATGGAGAATGATGTTTTACCTAGTATCTTGCAAGAGGTTCAGGAGAGATTTGAGAGGGATTTCGGTAAGAGTGAGATTGTCAGGAATGCTTTTGCCACGTTGGAAGCCAAAAAAGCAACCTACAAAACAGCAAATGAGTTTGCGATAGAAATTGGTGAGATTCTCTCTAAGGCTTTAGGAGCGTCCCTGAGCACCGATAAATTACCAGACGGAAAAATGTATTACAATATCGCTCAGCGTTTGCTGACGGACGTGCTAGGACGAAATCACGAGCTTGTAAGTGGTTACGCTAGTGATGTTCAGAAGAATTTGAACGATAAAGCGAAAATCGGTCTGAAAGTTCAAGTTCCTGAATTAAATCTGGATCGAATAGCTGGCATTGTCAATCGCTTTTCGTCTGAGGAGAATTTTGAGGATGTCAGTTGGTTGCTCGGTGAACCTATTGTGAACTTCACTCAGTCCATTATTGATGATAGTATCCAGAAAAATGCGGAGTTTCATCATCAGTCTGGATTGCAACCTGAGATTGTCCGAAAATCGTATTTTCATTGTTGTGAATGGTGTCAGGAAGTTCAAGGGAATTATAAATACCCAAGAGTTCCGAAGGATGTTTATAGAAGACATCAGCATTGTCGTTGTATTGTAGACTATGATCCTAAAAGTGGAAAAGTTCAGGATGTTTGGACTAAGAAATGGAATTCTATAGACAAAGAGAGAGTTGAGCGTAGGAAGCTAATTGGCGTAGTATCTGTTGACGAGCGTGAGCAAAAGCGATATAATAGGGCTATGAAGAGTAGTGGTGCTGTGTATGGTGCTTGGAACGACAGAAATGATCCATATAATAAAGAGCGTGACCGGCATGCTCAAGAATTTTATGAGAGTGTACGAAATCGAAATAAGCAACATGAAATAGTGAAGGTTTCTAATAATAGCGGTCTTTCACAAGCAGATGTTGAGAAGATTTACAACCATATTTTTATTAATGAGTATGATTTAGAAGATGGTCGGAAACGTTTCGACCCTAGCTATGACATGGCTGAGAGTTGGCGACGACTTTCAGAGATTGGTGGTAAGAATATTCAACCTCACGATCTTGTAATGTTAAATCATGAGTTGATGGAACATGATTTGATGGCAAAGGGGATGAAGTATGATGAAGCACACGAACTTACTAATAAAACCTATAACTACCAAAAAGCATGGATTGCTTGGATGAAGGAGAAAGGAGACCTATAATGCTTAAACTTATTAAAATTTTCAATTCAAAAAGTAAGGGTTATTGGTATATTCCTGAAAACCGTGACCCAGGTATGATTGAGATTGATGAGAGTACTGGTGAAGTTACAGTTGCTATCGAATCTAATTATGATAAAGAACTAGGTTATCCTTACTATGCGAACAAGGCTCGTGGAGCAGTGAAACAGATGTGGGATAGAGGAGAACTACCAAACGAGAAATCTTTCGCTTGGGGATAAGCACTTAGAAAATTCTAGGTGCTTTTATTATGCTTAGAAAGGAGTAACGATGGGAAACACAATTGATTTTTCAGAGAAAAAGTCTAGTCTTGAGCGCGGTGCTTCCGTGAAAGAAATTTTGGAAGAAAATCTTAAGGCTAGCCATGGCTACACTTCGGTGCTGGTGGTTTCTTTAGATAAAGATGGTGAGATAAATCTTGGCTATAGCTGGGAAAGTAGTTTGCAGGCATTGGGAATGCTGGATGTTGCTAAAAATTATATTTTGAACGTGATCAATTAAATTATCCCAGCGATAGGGTTATCATGCGATGACGATTGAAAGGAAATTAGAATGGCGAGGAAGAAACTTGGCAATCAGAATCCTACTCAATCGGTGATTTTAAAATACGTCAAGAAAAATTCAAAAGCTAAAGAAGCGATTGAACTTTACGAGCGGACAGGGCTTTCTTGCTATGCTTGGCAGAAAAATCTACTATTGCCTTTGATGGCAGTAGATAAAAACGGTCTTTGGGTGCACCAAAAATTTGGCTACTCTATTCCTCGACGAAATGGGAAATCTGAAATCCTATACATAGCTGAAATTTGGGCGCTGCATAAGGGATTGAACATCCTACATACAGCTCACCGAATTTCTACATCTCACGCTTCATTTGAGAAGGTCAAACGATACCTTGAGAAAATGGGATATGTGGATGGTGAGGATTTTAATTCCATTCGAGCGAAGGGGCAGGAGCGGATTGAACTTTATTCAACAGGTGGTGTTGTCCAATTCCGTACCAGAACATCAAATGGTGGTCTTGGTGAAGGGTTCGACATGCTGATCATTGACGAGGCTCAGGAGTACACGACCGAGCAAGAATCTGCTTTGAAATACACGGTTACGGACAGTGAAAATCCTATCACAATCATGTGTGGGACACCTCCTACACCTGTTTCAAGCGGTACGGTCTTTACGAAGTACCGTGAGACTTGTCTTTTTGGAAAAGGGAAGTATTCTGGCTGGGCTGAGTGGTCGGTTTCTGACGAAAAGGAAATCGACGATGTGGAAGCCTGGTATAATTCCAATCCATCGATGGGCTACCACTTAAACGAGCGGAAGATTGAAGCAGAGCTTGGTGAGGATAAGTTGGACCATAATATCCAACGTTTGGGTTTTTGGCCGACTTACAACCAAAAATCTGCTATTTCTGAAACGGAGTGGAATGAGCTTAAGGTTGATGATGTTCCAGAATTATCTGGTAAGCTGTCTGTTGGTATTAAGTACGGTCAAGACGGAACGAACGTGGCATTGAGTATTGCTGCACGGACTAAAGATGGTCGTTACTTTGTTGAAACAGTCGATTGCCAATCTGTTCGTAATGGTAATGAGTGGATGGTTGCTTTTCTGAGACAAGCTGATGTAGCTCAGATTGTCATTGATGGCGCAAGTGGTCAAAAGATCCTGGACGAAGAGTTGAAGGACTACAGAATCAAGAATGTGATTCTGCCGACGGTGAAGGAAATCATCGTGGCCAACGCTCTTTGGGAACAGGGTATTTACCAGAAGACCATCTGTCACGCTGGCCAACCATCGCTATCAAAAGTAGCTACCAACTGCGATAAGCGGAACATTGGCTCAAATGGTGGTTTTGGATATCGATCGCATTTTGACGATATGGATATTTCTTTGATGGATAGCGCTTTGCTTGCGCACTGGGCTTGTGCTACGACCAAACCTAAGAAAAAGCAAAAAATTAGTTATTAAAATAAGCGGTCTTGTGACTGCTTTTTTTGATGCCCAAAATTACCGAACTGCCGGGGAAGCAGGAGAAAGGAGACATGAGAATGTCAGAATTTAAACCAATCACAACACAAGAAGAATTTGATGCTGCTATCAAGGAGCGTTTATCTCGTGAGAAAGCGAAGTATAGCGACTATGACCAGCTCAAATCTCGAGTTACAGAATTGGAAACAGAAAATGTTGGCTTGAAGTCAACAATCGAAGCTAACAATCAAAGTAAGGCAGATGCTGACAAGCAACTTGAAGAAATGCAGAATCAAATCGCTGGTTATGAGACGGCTAGTCTGCGAACTCGTGTGGCTTTGCAACATGGACTGCCTTACGACCTTGCAGATCGTTTGCAGGGAACTGATGAAGAAAGCTTAAAGGCAGATGCAGAGCGCTTGGCTGGGTTTATGAAGAAATCTCAACCAGTTGCTCCTATTAGGAATACGGAGCCTGCTCTAGAAAAGAATGAAGATACATCTTATAAAAACCTAGTACAAGGTTTAGTTTTTGAAGAATAAAGGAGTAATAATATATGACAGATCAACTATCAAGAGGAACATTATTTGACCCAATGCTTGTGACAGACCTCATCAACAAGGTTAAGGGTCATAGTTCATTGGCTAAATTGTCTAATCAGAAAGCTATCCCATTTAATGGATTACGAGAATTCACATTTTCATTAGATTCTGATGTGGATATCGTAGCAGAAAATGGGAAGAAAACGCATGGTGGTGCAAGCTTAGAACCTGTAACTATTGTTCCTATCAAAATCGAATATGGCGCTCGTGTATCTGATGAATTTATTTATGCATCAGAAGAAGCTAAAATCGATATTTTGAAGTCATTCAATGAAGGTTTTGCTAATAAAGTAGCTCGTGGTATTGATATCATGGCTTTCCATGGCGTAAATCCACGTACTAAACAAGAATCCGCTGTTATTGGGGATAACTGTTTTGATAAGGCGGTCACTCAGACAGTGAACTTTACAACAAGCAATCCAGATGCTAATGTCGAAGATGCGGTTAAAATGATTCAAGGGGCCGATAATATTGTTAGCGGTATGGCTATTGATACTACATTTTCAAGTGCACTTGCTGACATGAAGAATTCAGCTAATGAACGCCTTTTCCCAGAATTGGCATGGGGAGCAAATCCAGGTACGATTAATGGTCTACCTGTGGATGTGAACACAACTGTTGGTCTTAATGTTGGAACTAACAAGGATGTTGCTATTATTGGTGACTTTGCTAACATGGTGCAATGGGGATATGCGAAACAAATTCCACTCGAAGTTATTCGATATGGTGATCCAGACAATTCTGGGAAAGATTTGAAAGGTTATAATCAAGTCTATATTCGTGCAGAAATCTATCTCGGATGGGGAATTTTGGATAAAAACAGTTTTGCTCGTATTGTGAAAGCGGGGTAGTGTATGGAATACATTAATGTAAAAACAGGTACTACTATCGTTACTGAAAATGCAATTAGTGGAGGTGATTGGGTTCCGATTGAAGAATACAAGCCCTTGGACTCATTGACTAACGCAGCGTTGAAAGAAATCCTTGATGGAAAAGGTATTACTTATGATAACCGCGCCACAAAACCTGAATTGATTACACTGATTGAACAAGCTGACACTGAAGCTCAGTAGTCGCTTGGCTGGAGGTAGAAATGGAAAACTTTGCAACAGTCGAAGATTTGAAAAAATTGTGGCGAGCGTTGAAATTCGATGAGGAAAAACGAGCCGAAGCGCTGTTGGAAGTTGTTTCTCATTCTCTTCGTGTTGAAGCTAAAAAAGTTGGCAAGGATTTAGATGGGTTAGTGGCTACTGATCCATCTTTTGCCGTAGTGGTCAAATCGGTTACAGTCGATGTGGTAGCTCGTACCTTGATGACCTCAACTGAGCAGGAGCCGATGACTCAATTTGCTGAAAGTGCCTTAGGTTATTCAGTGAGTGGTTCTTATCTAGTACCTGGTGGCGGCCTCTTCATTAAGGACTCTGAATTGAAACGTCTGGGTCTCAAAAAACAAAGATATGGGGTGATTGATATCTATGGGACGGATTAAAGGAATTACTGTAACTTTGATTGGGAAAACCAAGAATGGTAGGGATGACTTTGGTCATCCAATCTATGAGAATACTGAAATTCAAGTAGATAATGTTCTGGTTGTCCCAGCTTCAACAGAAGACGTCACGAATCAGCTCAATTTGACTGGAAAGAAGGCTGATTATACGCTGGGAATCCCAAAAGGTGACCAGAACGAGTGGAAAGACCGTGAGGTTCGTTTCTTTGGGCGCAAATGGCGCACTATTGGTTTTCCGTTAGAAGGTATTGAAGCCATGATGCCTTTAGACTGGAATAAGAAAGTGATGGTTGAAGCGTATGAGTAATTTCAAAGTCAAGCTTATCGGTGCGGGTGTAGGAGCTCTTTTGAAATCAAAAGAGATTCAGGACATTCTGAACAAAGAAGCGACAGTCATTAAAAAAAGATGTGGCCCTGGTTACGAACAAGATAGCCACGTTGGTAAGACAAGAGCCAATGCTATGATTTATCCAGCTACGCGAAAAGCGAAGAGGGATAATTTGAAAAATAACACTTTGTTGAAGGCGGTGCATTAGATGATTGAAATTATTATCAAGAAATATCTTGACGGTCATTTAGATGTACCGTCATTTTTTGAGCATGAAGCTGAAGCTCCGGATAGCTTTGTCATCATTCAAAAGACAGGTGGGAAGGAGCGAAATCATTCTGGTAGTGCGACCTTTGCTTTTCAAAGTTATGGTCCAACTATGCAGAAGGCTGCAGAACTCAATTTGAAAGTCAAAAAAGCTGTAAAGGGATTGATTGAATTAGATGAAATCTGTGGTGTCCACCTGAACAGTGATTACAATTTTACGGATACCGAAACAAAACAATATCGATATCAAGCCGTTTTTGATATTAATTATTTTTAAAAAGGAGAAATTAAATGGCAAAAGAATCAAACGTAACGACTGCTAAACCTAAAATTGGAGGAGCAGTTTATTCTGCACCTCTTGGAACAGCATTACCGACAGATGCAACAACAGAACTAGATGCAGCTTTTAAAGCGCTGGGATATATTTCAGAAGATGGTATGACCAATAGCAACTCACCAGAATCAGAAAATATTAAGGCATGGGGTGGTGTCGTTGTAAGTTCAGTTCAAAAGGAAAAGACAGACACTTTCAAATATATGCTGATTGAAGCATTGAATGTGGATGTTTTGAAGGAAGTTTATGGATCAGATAATGTATCTGGGGACTTGTCATCAGGAATTACCATTAAGGCAAATTCAAAAGAATTGCCACATCATTGCCTTGTAATCGAAACGGTTCTAAAAGGTGGTGTACTTAAACGTATAGTTATCCCTTCAGGAAAAGTAACTGCCATCGATGAAATCACTTATAACGATGGAAGTGTTCTCGGATATGGTACGACAGTAACTGCCTTCCCTAACGCTGCTGACGACACACACTATGAATACATCAAAGGAGCTTAACTATGTCAAGACGAAATCGTAAGAAAAAAAATAACGGAGCAACCCCACAGATTAAAACAATCCGTGGTGTGACTTCAACCGGATTTGCTTTTGAAATCACAAAAGAGCGCTTGGAAAACTATGAGTTGCTCGAAGCAATCGCTGAAGTAGATACAAATCCGGCAGTTTTACCAAAAGTGGTCAAACTTATGCTTGGTGACAAATCAGAAGATTTGAAAAACCATGTACGGACTGCGGATGGCATTGTTCCTTTGGATAAAATGGGAGCAGAAATTAGTGAGATTTTCACAAGTCAGAACCAGTTAAAAAAATAGCGCTCCTTGCTAGAATGATTCAAACAGATGAAGATGCTCTTATTTGTGATTTAGCTGAAACATATGGGGTTTTTGATTACAGACAGTTACCTGCTGACCAGGTAGCTGTTTTTGCTTTTGGTCTGAGAGATGATTCACGGATAAAACTAGCAATGACCAATAGCAAAGTTCCTTTTGAAACCTTTTTGCTTGCAGGCGTGCTTGATAGGCTTTCTGCTCTTGTTTGGTTTAAAACAACAGACGGTCAGAAAGGAATCAACAAACCATTAATGGTTGCAGAGGAACTAACAGGAAAAACTAAAGCTAAAGAAAGCAAGGAGATGATCTTTGATTCTGGTGAGGAATTTGAAGAATATCGTCAGAAAATTTTAGAAAAGATAGGAGGTGAGGATTAGTGGCTACAGAAATAGCACAGGCTTATGTACAATTGATACCATCAGCTAGAGGGATTACTGGTAAAATCCAATCAATCCTCAATCCTGAAGCGAGTGCAGCTGGACAAAGTGCTGGACAGTCATTGGGTTCTAGTCTTGTTGGTGTTATGACGAAAGTTATTGCAGCGGCAGGGATTGGTAAGGCATTGTCGGCAGCAATCAGTGAAGGTGCAGCGCTTCAGCAATCGCTCGGAGGTATTGAAACTCTTTTCAAAGGTTCTGCTGATAAGGTGAAGGGGTATGCTAATGAAGCCTACAAGACTACAGGTTTATCAGCTAATGCCTATATGGAAAATGTGACAGGCTTCTCAGCTAGTCTCTTGCAGTCTTTGGGCGGTGATACAAACAAAGCTGCTGAAACAGCAAACATGGCCATGATTGATATGTCAGATAATGCTAACAAGATGGGGACATCGATGGAGAGCATTCAGATGGCTTATCAAGGGTTTGCTAAGCAGAACTACACCATGCTTGATAATTTAAAGCTCGGTAGAAAAGCCATAGCCGAGGGTAAACCTAGTGAAAACGATGAAACTCTAAGCAAAGCAGCTTAGACAATATCGTGCTAAGCAAGATTTAATCTTGAAAGTGTAACGACTATCGAAACAGAAAAAACATCAGTTTTTTTAATGGAGTAGAGTAGGTTCAAGCGAACCGAAGCGCTAGGGTGCATTTAATGCATAAGAGATAGTCTAATCTCTATGGTGACATAGAGCAGTCTTAAAAAGACGGTTATGATCTAGCGAATCATAGCGAATACGTACCGTGTATGGTGGTACCAAGCAAGAAATGCAGAGGCTCTTGGCTGATGCAGAGAAACTGACGGGTGTTAAGTACGACATTAACAACCTTTCAGATGTTTATAATGCCATCCATGCTATCCAAGAAAATCTAGACATCACTGGCACAACTGCTAAAGAGGCAGCATCTACTTTTAGTGGTTCTTTTGAATCTATGAAAGCAGCTGCTCAGAATGTACTTGGGAAGTTAGCGCTAGGGGAGAATATCCTACCTTCTCTGCATGCTTTGCTTAAAACAACATCTACCTTTCTTTTTGATAATTTTTTACCAATGGTTGGAAATATTTTTTCTGGTCTTGGCTTAGTTTTGACTGAAGGAATTAGTCAGATTGCATCTCAGCTTTTTGGGGATGCCTTTGGAAGTGCAGTCTATAGTCAACTGTCGAGAGTGACAGGTATCTTTCAAACCTTCTTTGATATGATCTTTGGTTCATTGAGCAAGCAAGATAACATTGATATCCTGACCATGCTTGGATTTAGCGAGGGTGCTGCTAATCAAATTGTCAACATCGCAGACAATATCCGAGTAACTTTTGAGAATATCGGGGTTGTTGCTGGTAATGTTGCAAGTATTGTTGTTGATTTCGTTGGAGATCTTTTAGGAATCAAAGACGGAGAGCAGGGAGTGAATTTGCTAGGCATTGCCTTTGAAAGTATCTCAGGTTTTATCAGAGACGCCTCTGAAAGCCTTAGTAAATTTACATCTTGGTTAAAAGATTCACCTCTTGCATTAGATGCCTTAAAATCGGCTGTTGTTGGCATTACAAGTGCATGGTCAGGATATAAAGCTGTCTTAGCGGTAATAAAAGGAATTGAAACAATCAGGAATGCAACTCTAGCTATCACGAATGGCTTAATGCTAGCTCAGTTCGTAAGAACCGGTGCACTCACTACCGCAGAAGCTGCGAATGCGGCGGCAACTATGGGAGCAAGTGGAGCGTTCGGTATCTTTAATGCTGTTTTATCTGCCAACCCGATTGGCTTAATCGTAACGGCAGTCGCAGCATTGACTGCAGCTCTTGTATGGTTTTTCACTCAAACAGAAACTGGTCAGCAAATTTGGTCATCTTTTGTGGATTGGATTAAGCAGGATTGGCAGGGGATTGCTGATTTCTTTGTCGGCCTTTGGTCTGGTATCTCTGAAGGTGCTAGCACATTGTGGGATGGAGTTGTTACAGCTTGGAATGCTTACATTGAGTCTTTAAAGGCGATGTGGACTGCTGTTGTAACTTTCTTTTCTGACTTGTGGGTAAGTATTCAAGAGGCTGCATCTGTTGCATGGACAGCTATCACAACGGTAGTGATGGCTATTGTTCAACCGTTCATAGATGGATTTATGAATATTTGGAACAATGTATCAGATGGTCTTACTCAAATTTGGGAAGGGATTAAGATGATTTTTCAAGGTGCTTGGGAATTTATCAAATCGATTTTCTTGGGTGCTATTCTGATCATCATCGACCTTGTGACAGGGAACTTCAACCAGCTAGGAGCTGATCTTTCTCTAATTTGGGAAGGTATTCAAAATGGCATTTCTATGATATGGGAGGGGATTAAAACATACTTCTCTGGAGTTGTAGATGCTATTGTTGGTTATGGTATTGCTGTTTTTGAAAACTTTTCTGCTGTTCTTAGTGCGATTTGGGAGTTCATCAAGTCGACTGCTTCAGCGACTTGGGAATGGATAAAATCTACTGTAACAAGTTTGATTACAGGTTTGGTGCAGGGAGCTCAAAATATCTGGGATGGCTTTATGAACTTCCTATCAAGTTTGTGGGAAGGTATTAAGTCAACGGCAAGCAATGCTTGGAGTTCTCTAGCATCTAGTGTTCTAAACATTATCAATGGTCTTGTATCTGGGGCGCAAAATGCCTGGAACAGCATGTCTAGTGCGGTATCTAGTCTTGTAAGTAATGTCACTGGTTTTTTCAATCAATTGTGGAATATTGATCTATATAGTGCAGGTCAAGCAATCTTACAAGGTTTCTTGAATGGTTTGCAGTCTATGTGGTCTTCTGTCACTGACTTCGTTGGTGGTATTGCTAGCTGGATTCGTGACCACAAAGGGCCGATTGAATATGACCGTAAACTCTTGATTCCTGCTGGTAATGCAATTATGGGAAGTTTAGACAATGGATTAAAAGATGGGTTTAAAGACGTCAAGAAAACGGTCGGAGGTATGGCTGGTGAGATTTCGGATGTATTTTCAGGAGACAGTCTGGATCTGAACTCCTCTGCATCTGTTACTAAAAACCTAGAAGCCCAATTGGCTATGCCCTCAGCTCAATTTGAAGCACATGAGAGTAAAACCGTGTCTGAGATAGCGATTCTGAGAACAAGTATGGAGAGAATCCTTACTGCTATCCTTGAAAAATCGTCAGACGTTTATCTGGACAATGACATTATCTCACTCAAAACCTACGAACAGCACGGTGCAATTTATGCAAGGGAGGGAATTTAATGGATTATATGATCATAAATGGTTTTAACACCTCAACCCTTCCTGGTTGTGTTGTGACAGATTTTGGGAAGGTGGAGGCTGCAAAGCCAAAAGGAGAGAAAGCTAACCTTCACGGAGTCAATGGTAGTTACCGTGTGTTAGATGGTTCTTTCGACAGTTACGAAAGGACCTTCATTCTTTACGTTAAAAAAATGGTTGAGATTTCAAGTATTCTTGATAAGTTTCAATCGAATGATAATGTTTTGGAATTTAGCTATCAGCTTGGCTCATTGTTTTATGCTAACTTTGTGACTGCTAGTTTTGAACCTTTTGGAAATCATGCTTGGAAGTTAGAAATCAAGTTAGAAATGCAACCATTCCGTTATCAAAAAATTGTAGAACCTGTGGTTCTTACGGCATCTGGTACAATCAACAATCTTGGAACGATTTATTCTGAACCAATCATCGAGGTTGAGGGGGATGGTGATATCTCCCTTACTATTGGCCGTAAGACCATGTATCTTGCTATCAAGACAAAGGCTACGATCGATTGTAGGCAAGGCAAGCAGAATATCTATAACGCAACCGGAGCAGTTCAGAACACACTTCGGAAGCGCGGAGGGTTCTTAGAAATCCCGACAGGCAAGGTTGGTGTTTCGTTTACTGGAAATGTTCGTAAGATTACTATTCGGCCGAATTGGAGGTATAAGATTTGATTTATTTAACAAATGGGAATATGCCTCTGAACGCTGCTTATGCGGATGAAATTGTTCAGGAGGATAATAGCACCTATCAATTGAGCTTCCGATTTCCAACCTCGGATTCCTTGTGGGAGCAGTTGAAGGAGGAGACATTCCTAACGGCTGATGACCTTCATGGCGAGCAGGATTTTGTCATCTTTGAGGTAGAGAAGAAGCACGGCTATATTCAGGTCTATGCCAACCAAGTATTTACTTTGCTGAATAACTATGTAGTCAGTTCGCTTGCTCTTGATCGAGCGACTGGCTCGACTGCTTTGAGTCGTTTCGCTGGCGCGATCACTCGTGATAATCCATTCTCATTCTTCTCTGATATCGAAGATAGACATACCTTCAATATAGGTTCTAAGAATGCTATGGAGGCATTTGCGAAAGATAAGCATTCAATCATTGGCCAATGGGGCGGTGACCTTGTGCGTCATGGCTACCAGGTTCGACTTTTGAAAAATGGCGGTTCAGAGAATGAATCGCTATTTATGTATAAAAAGAACCTGTCTAGCTACCAACATAAGACGTCTACTAAGTCTTTAAAGACTCGAATTACTTTCACGACGACTGTCAAGGGTGAGGGAGAGAAGGCGCCTGATCGCACCTTCACAGTTACTATTGATAGTCCACTCATTAACAAGTACAGTCAAATCTACGAAGATGTGATTGAGGTTAATGACCAGGACGTGAAGGATGAAGCTAGCCTTCGAAAATATGGTGAGCAGTATTTCAGAACAACGCTCTGTGACATGATGGAAGATAGCCTTGAGCTTGAGGTTGTCGGTCAAAGTGATGTGCCTGTCCAGATGTTTGATATTGTGAGTCTATTTCACGAGGTATACAATCTTGACGTGCGCAAGAAGATTACTAAGTACACTTACTCACCAATGGGCAAGAAATTGAAGACAATTGGTTTTGGTCAGTTCAAGTCAGGTCTTGCGAATGCGATTGGTAATGCAGTGAGTGATGCAGTCAGGGGTGAAGCTCAACAACTTCAAAGTGATTTTGAAAGGCAGTTAGCAAGAGAACTCAAGAATGCTGATCTTGCTTTTAACAGGCAGAAAGAAGAGTTTGTCAATCAATTCACAGACGGTCTCAATGCTGCCAAAGCCAGAGCTGAAGAAGTCAAGAGAGAACTGTCTGACACTATTGACCAGCGCTTCAATAGTTTTAACAATGGCCCATTACAAGAAGCCAAGCGCAGGGCTGAAGAAGCCTTGAGAAACGCTGGCGCAAGTACCCTGCTTGCACAGGAAGCCAAGCGGATTGGGTTGGATTCAATTGCCAAACTTGATGAGTTTAAGAAACAGGCTACGAGCGCTCAGATGGCTTTGTCGGGTGACTTGGATGCCTTGAAACGGACGGTTACAAACGAGGTAAATCAAGCGTCTGAGTATCGCAGAACGACCACAGAAGCTCTTAGTCGCATGACTGGCCAGATGGACGGCTTTGCGACGAAATCTGAAGTCAGACAAGATGTGACTAGTCTGACAGAGATATTTGCTAAGCTTAAAACGGATACGAATAATTTGATTTCTGGAGCTAAAAGTGAAATCACTCTAGCAAAAACAGAATTCAAGAAAACAGCTGATGGATTATCTGCTAAAATGTCAGCAGTCGAGAGCTATGTTGGTCAAGATGGCCAGCGACAGGAAGCGCTGAGAAGATACACTCGAGAAGAGAGCGCTAAGCAAGCGGCGGCTGTTCGTGAGCTGGTCACTCGTGATTATGTCGGTAAATCAGCTTATCAAGAGGATGTGAGAGGTCTTGAACGTCGATTTAGTGCAATAAGCACGCAGACGAACAACGATATTGCTACAAAGATCGCTCAGTACAAGCAGACGGTAGACGGTCAATTTGCAAACATCACATCGCAAATGGCTGGCAAAGTCAATCAGACGGACTTTCAGCGAGTTCGAGAAACCAGTCAGCTATACGAGCGCATTATTGGTAGCAATGAGAATGATATCTCGAATAAGGTCGCTCGAATGGCTATGACTAGTCAGTTATTTCAGGTTGAAGTTGGCAAATATGTCAACGTTGGTGGCCCAAATATGCTCCGAAACTCAAGAGCTGATGACGGTCTGAAACATTGGACTGAGGATAATGGCCGTTTAGGTTTCACAGCGCACGTCTTTTATTTCAATAGTCAAAAACGTATGTTTGCATTGATGCCAGGCGCGGTTGTTAAAAGTCCACGATTTATCGTCAAACGTAGTGCTGATTACACATTGAACATTTTAGGTTTTGATAACAACTCGAAATATTTTAGAGTGTATTTCTGCAAGCGTAAAAAAGATTCAAGTATGAATTTTCAACAAAAACAGCTTGTGTTTGATGGAAAATCTCGTTGGGTTGATGGTCCAGTGTTTGACAACTCAAAGGCGGTCAAGAAAACATTCAAATTTAACGTCGGTGACTATGATGACGGCTATTTGCAATTCGAGTACGACCGAAACAACCCAGAAAAATGGGGCGGTCTGTTCATGACTGAGCTTGATTTTTATGAAGGCACGAACGACAGGCTTTGGCAACCTGCTCCAGAAGATGCGACACTTGAGACAGATAAGACGCTTGAAGCAACGCAAACCAAACTGACTTTACTTCGAGGTTCGTTTGCGTTTCAAAATCTGACCAGCGCAGGTTCTATCGTCTCGCAAATCAATGCGACTAACAATCAAATTTTGATTGAAGCTGAAAAAATTCGTTTGAAGGGTAAGACCTTGCTTGATGGACTTACTGCGATTGATGGTTACTTCAAGCGGTTATTTGTCGGTGAGGGTACATTCGCTAAACTGAACGCTGAGATTATAGGAGCGAACACTATCACAGCTGATAAGTTGATCATGGACCAAGCGATGGCTCGGATGTTCGTCTCAAGCGATATTTTCACGGATACGCTTGCTGCTAAAGAGGCCTTCATCAACAAGCTTCGGTCGGTAGTAGTATCTGCGACCTTGCTTGAAGGTTTCAAAGGGCGCATTGGTGGTTTCCAGATTGGTACGCACGATAAAGACCCGTCAACTTACTGGTTGACTGGTCAGAATCAGTTTTACGTAGGGATGAGCAATGGTGCTGGTAATTGGGGCAAAACAGCTCTTTGGGTTAATTGGGGCACTACTTGGGATGCTCCAGGCAATTATGCTTGGTTCGTTAAAGAATCGGGCGAAATGTTCTGTTACAATCGAGCATATTTTTGGAACACGCCGGTAATAAACGGCGACTTACGTGTTACAGGCGATATCTACTACAACAATGAGAATTCAGGTAAATCTGGATACTGGATTTACTCTCCTCAATATAAACAAATCTTTAGCGATAACGGCTATATGTATTTTGTTTGGAGTGGTGGTGGTTCTAGTTGGGTTCCACTCAATAAAGAAATCTCAGACCGTCGCTACAAGCATAATATCCAAGACAGCCAAGTCTCAGCTCTCGATGTTATCGAGCGACTCAAGACGTACAGTTATCGCAAAGAATACGATGGCAAAATAGAAGACATCGCTTGCGGTATCATGGCGCAGGATGTCCAGAAATACGCTCCTGAAGCCTTCTACGAGAATCCTGACGGCGCATACTCATATCGAACATTTGAACTAGTGCCTTATCTAATAAAGGCCATTCAAGAACTCAATCAAAAACTAGAAAAATTGGAGAAAACAGCATGAACGAACAAGACAAACAAATCAGCAGTCTAGCGATTAAGTCGTTAGGTGAAAAAATCGGCAACGAAGCTACTCAATCGGCTACGCTCGAAGCCCTCTACACAGTAACTGCGATGGAGCTCGAGCAGATGAAACGAATCATTGAATCTGACGAAGAGCTTAAGGCAAAATTTGAAGAAGTGAAAGGAAAAATGACAAATGGCAATCAGTAATTACGAACTAGCGAATAAACCTTATACACGAGGTTTTGGCGATAACACGGTTACAGTGGTAGAGATTCGTCTATCGGAAGGCAATCGCTACAGTACGAACATGCGTGAACTCGCAGGAGACCGCACGACTGAGCAAGATGACGTCTTGATTCAAGCCGTGCTGGATATTATTAAGGCTGAACTGGATCCGGGTTCAGCAATCGTGAAGGCGCAAGCTGAGATTAAACAAGCAGTACAGACTCTTGCGAAAACAAATACAGACTTGACTGCTAACATAGAGAACCTTGATAACGTCTCAGCAATTACTGAGGTTCTCATCGCTCTTGCAATTGGCCAGAATGGGGGCATGCCAACGAATACTTATGAAAAGGTTGCGCAGTTCATCAAGCCACTCGTGAAAGACCGTCGTTATGCGAACGGTGATATCGTATCAATGCCTTATCCGTACGACACGAATCCAAAATGGCCAAAAGAAACACCTACGATCTTGAAATTCCAAATGCAGCCATCTGAAGGGTACACCTGGAAAGAGCAACCTCTTGCTGAAATGTTGCAAAAAGGCATTTTGACTATTGTCATGCCTAGAATCGATTAAGGGGATAGTATGACATGGGTTGAACTTTTTGAAAAACTAGTACATGCAATCACGCAGCTAGCTCCTACGATAGGAGTTGTTGCTACTGGCTGGTTCGGTATGCGAGCAAGTAAAGCTGGAAATCTTAATAAGGAGCAATTTAATGAGCTGAAGGGGGAATTGAATACCATTCACGCTATCGGTGAGGATAATAAGCAAAAAATAACTGAAGTGAATGAAAAGTTAATAGTTCATGATGAAGCGCATTTAGTGACTATGTATCTACGTTTAGAGCGTGATATTACAGTCGCTCTCAAGCGTGGTTATACAACGGTTCATGAATCTGACATTATCCATAAGATGCATTCGAGCTACAAGAAGCTAGGAGGCAATGGGCGAATCGATGCCCTATTTAACAAATTTGTAAATTTAGAAATTACGGAGGAAAATACAAATGCAACAGATCAATGAAATTATCACAAACGGAGCAATCAGTATCCTTGTAATTTTGGCTGGTATCGCAGTCAAAACCATTAAGGACTTCCTTATCAAAAAAGGTGGAGAAAAGACCATCAAAATCGTCGAAATCTTGGCCAAAAACGCAGTCCTTGCTGTGGAGCAGGTCGCTTCTGAAACGGGCTATAAAGGCGAAGAGAAACTTGAGCAGGCACGAACTAAAATCCGTGCTGAACTGACCAAATACAACATCAGCATGACTGATCGTGACCTTGATACCTTTGTCGAGTCAGCAGTGAGGCAGATGAACGATGCGTGGAAAGGAGACGATGCGAATGTCTAAGAAGCAAGATATGATTAACGACCTCATCGCTCATGCGGATGCAGGGGCCGGGGTAGACTACGATGGGATGTATGGCTACCAATGCGTCGATGTGACGTGCTACGGCATCTATAAATACTTCGGAATCCGCCTTTGGGGTAACGCTATCGACTTGCTACGTTCAGCAGAATCAGCAGGCTTGCAAGTTGTCTATGGCGCTCAATATCCAAAAGCTGGTTGGTTCTTTGTTAAGAACTTTGTGGCAGGCGATGGAGTGAATTATGGCCATACCGGTCTTGTCTACGAAGACTCAGACGGCTCTACCATCAAGACAATCGAGCAGAATATCGATGGAAACTGGGATTATCTTGAAGTCGGTGGACCTTGTCGCTACAACGAGCGCTCTGTTGATTCGATTGTGGGATATATCGTGCCACCTGAAGAGGACGAATCAGGCTGGAAGCATGATGACACTGGTTGGTGGTGGCGTCGCAAAGATGGCTCATATCCAACTGCTAAATTTGAGGCGGTAGATGGGAACTGGTTCTATTTCAATGATAATGGCTATATGTATGCGAATCAATGGCTACATCACACAGACGGCTATTGGTATTGGTTCGATAAAGATGGCTACATGGCTAATAGCGGTTGGAAAAAAATCAATGGCAAGTGGTACTATTTCAATGCAGACGGTGCTATGCAGACTGGCTGGGTTAAATACTATGAGAAATGGTATTATCTCAATTCAGAGAATGGCGATATGGTATCGAATGCTTTCGTACCGTATAACGGCGGATACTACCTAATGCTTGAAGATGGTCGCTTAGCTGAAAAAGAAAGCTTCAATGTTGAGCCAGACGGCTTGATTACTACAAAATAATTTTTAAAAATAGAAAGGAGATTCTATTTTTCTTCTTAAATTAACCGCAGGCTCAGGCTTGCGGTTTTTTTGTTTGTCTGAAAGTACTTTCTGAATTAAAAAAACTATAAATTTCTTTGTGTTTCTTGTTGACAAACTATCTTACATGATATATAATTTTCTTGTAAGATAAATAAAGGAGAAATTAAAATGAAATCACAAGTTATGACATTAGCATGGAAAATCTTCAAAAATGAAAAGAACGATGTAACATTCTCAGAAGCATTGAAATTAGCTTGGAAGACAGTTAAGCGTCAAAATATGGCTGATGATTTCTATTTCTTCCATTCTTCAAATGTGAAATTCCAAGGTGTTAAGAAATGGTTCGCTGAAAAAGAATTCTATGGACGCAACAAGAAGGATTTAGCCTTCATGTCTGTTAGCGCTATTAGTGTTAATGAATTGCTTGAAGAAACTGAAAAAGCAGTTAAACTTGAAATCGTAACACCTTATGGAACATCTGTTAAATGGTATCCAAAAAGCGTACTTGCTTAATTTAAAATCAAAAGGGGAAATAAAATGAGAATCAACAACGACATCAAAGACTTAATTTTGGAATATGTGGGACGATATTATCGGTATGAGAATGATTTCTACAAGCTTCCAGGCATCAAGTTCACTGATGCCAACTGGCAGAGGTTCAAGAGTGGCGAGACCTCTATCGAGAAGATGGGAGCTGCAAGAGTTAATGCTATGCTTGATTGCTTGTTTGAAGATTTTGAATTGGCAATGATTGGTAAGGCTCAGACTCGTTATTATTTTAGTAATTCACTTAAAATGAACATGACATTTCACGCTTACTACGACCAATTCAAGAAGCAACAACTCCTTAAATGGATTGAGAACAGTCGTGAAGATATCATTGGAGGGATTGGTAGAATGTATACAGCAGACGGAAACTTCATCGCTAATGCTTATCTCGAAATAGCCTTGGGAAGTAGCGATCTAGGAGAAGGTTCATACATGCTTCAAATGCGATTCAAGAACTATTCTCGTGATCCTCGACCAATTCCTGCAGGGCGTCAAGATCGTCTTGAATGGATTGAGAAGAACTTGGAGAACATCCGATGAGGGAGGACATAATCGGTCAGAGATTCAATCGTCTCGTCGTCATAGAGGATGACGGGACGAGGTCTTCTAAAGGAGAAATCAAATGGCTCTGTCAATGTGATTGTGGAAATCTGTATCATGCGCTCGGATATAGATTAAGAAATGGTCTAACGAAATCTTGCGGATGCCTTAATGATGAGAAGAAGCGTGAACGATTCAAAGACCTATCAGGAACCGAAACGGACAACTTCAAAATCATTGATAGAGCATATTCTAAGAATCAGCGTGTATGGTGGAATTGTATCTGCAAGCATTGTGGTGCGAGCGTAATTCTCAATAATAATCTAATCAACCATCAGACCTCTTGTGGATGTAGACGTGGAGCGACCAAGGATTATATGGACTCTATTCGAGACCCCGAGAGTCGAAAATCTACGAAGCCGACTGCGAAAAGCAGTACTGGGGTTAGAGGTGTCTATTTCAATAAGCGAAAGAAGAGATATCAAGTATTCATCTTAGCAAATGTAGAGCAGACAAACTTAGGTTTTGAGCATTGGGTGGATGTTACTTACCAAGTGCCGATTTTGAAAAATAAGTACACGGTCAAGCTGTTGCTGCTCATGGAATGCAAGATAGAGGACCAGGAAGTGATTGAGTATCTGGTCAGCACTTGGAAGTATCGTGATCTCGTGTTGCATTCAGTGCGGATGTATGAAATGGAACGAAGCGATCACACATAATACCTTGCCCCAAACTCGCCCCAAAAGTTTTTTAAAGTTATCTTTGTTTATATGAAGAAAAATAAAAAAAGCCCGATTTCACGGGCTTTTCGTTCGGTTAAATTCCGATAAATTCGGTATAATAAGGCGGCAATTAGCATGATAGAAACGAAGTAACCTTGGGAAACCAAGGTTATTCTTGTACACTTGTATAAATGAAGCAAAGAGTTTTGTCTGTTGACAAAAGTGACTCTATCTAGTAGAATAGTAGATGCGATGAGTCGATAGGTAGTCTTCGGACTACTATTGAGCATAAGGAGGTCATAA